CTTGATGTTCTTCACGTTCTTCTGGTTCGTCAATTCTAACTAACTCAATATATTCTGGAGCTTCTGGGACTTCGAGTTTAGCAACATTCTTCTTTTTTAAGTAGTATTCTTTCGCTTTATCTCTTTTGTATTGTAGAAAATCAGGGTCTTTTTGTTTCCTTGCTTCGTAATACTTTTTACGTTGTTCATTGACTTTCTCTTTATTCGCTTCTCTATATTTCTGAGTTGCTCTCTTCTGAGCTTCAGTATAAGAACTATATATAACTTTTGGCGATTCTTCCATTATAATCTTTACTATAGAGATGTTTTTATATATGTTTTATTTCTACAGGAACTTTCATTAAATCTATACCACTACCACTGTCTTCTTTCAATATCCTTTCATAGTCATCGTGTGTTTGTGAATGAACATCTATTGTTTTTCGTTTTGAAGGATCTTCACTTTGAAAGAATAATTTTAATAGATATTCATTCTTTTTCCAATCTATAGAATTATTAAGGTCGTCAAAAATATCTAAGAATTCTTCGACATCATTATAAAAATTACACGTTCTTAATGGACAGGAGTTTAGATAATGACCCATTGCTAGGCAATAAAAACCACAAGCATTGTTCATCATACTTTGAACATCCTTTTTAGTATATGGTAGATAATGATGAAATGAATCTTGAACAGCTTTTTTAATTGCTTCACTTGGTGGTTGTCCATATGGGTCAAAATAAATCGGTTCTATTTGTCCACTTTGGTGTTTCATTTACTTGTAAAAATGTCCAATGTGTTCCTTCATTTTGTTTACCATCGTCTGTCTCTGAATCTTGTAAATTAATTATATAAGATTTATTTGGTTCTAGTTTCTTTGGTAGTTCATCTTTAAAATAAACACCAGCAAGAGGAATAGACATTTTCTTTGCTAAATCTTCTATCTGTGAATCTGTAAGCATTATATATTAATATAGTGTTATTTCTTTAATAGGTATACGTTCCATCATTATATTTTTGATATTGTGGTGGTAGTTGAAATTGCATATGGAAATTAGCACCATATGGTTGTGATGTCAATGCTTGTGGTAAATGGGTATCGTGTTCGATTAGAGTTCCCCGTCCTCTAATTAGATTATGATTATCGTGTGGATGTTTAACGTGGATTCTTTGATGTAAGTGATTATCTTGATGAATGTGATGAGCATTATGAGGATGGACCCCAGTTCCTCTTGATGGTGGTGAACCATCAGCATCATAATATTTCGATATTGGTCTTTGTGTATGTTGATTATGTATAGTATGTTTACTCATATTTGCAAGCATATCATTAGCGTGTGCATAAGCATCTGATGCTTCTTTTAACGTATGATATGAATTAAATCCAGTCCCTTGAGATTTTCTTTGTTGCATATGTGTCTGTAATCTATGTAATCCTTGAACACTTGGAACTCCGCCATTTCCAACATCACCTCTACCTCTCATTTTACCAGCATATAATCCATTACCTCCAGAAGATTGTCCCGATGTCAAACCCATACCTTGAACTGGTGCATTAGATGCATTTCTAGCATCTCTTTGAGCATCTCTAGCATTTCCCCATCTATTATTAGGATTATTACGCGATGCTTCTTCTCTCAATCTTGCTTTATCATCACCCATACCATATCCTAATTTTTGATGGATTTGTTCATCTGCTAATTTAGTGCCCATTTGTTCCGCTTGGTCTCCGTATTTCTCATTGCCTGTAATATAATTGATTCCTGCTTTTGCTAACATACCTGCTAATTTACTACCGTGTTCTTTTACTTTCGCTGCTAATTTTGGGTTATTTAATAAAAAATTATGCGCCATTTGTGCTCCTTGTTTAACTACTGGCGCTGCCTTTTGAATTGCGTGTCCTGCATTCTTAAAGAAGTTAGTTATATGACTCCATTTAAGAGCACCGCCTATTGGTTTACGATGGTGTTTTAATTTATGATAATGGTGTTTTTCACCTATTTCTATTGCTTTATGTAATCCATATCCTTCTGCTTTTAATAATTCATCAGCGCCTTTTGCTCCCGCTGCGCCAACTAAAGCGCCAGTAATTGGAGATAAACCAAAAGCAGAACCTAAAGCACCAGTAGCAATACCTGCCAATGCTGGGACTCCTTTCTTATATGCGTCTGTTAATACTGGTGATGATTTTATGATTTTATTCTTAGTATTGTTTAGATGCTTTAGGTCATCTCCATAATCTCTCATTACGTCTTGTATCTTTTCACCCTTCCTAACTCTATCTATTGTTGATGCTAATAAACCAGCAGGTGAAGAGAATTTTAACCCAGTATTAATATCTCTTCTTACATCTTCTGGAACATTTTTGTTATATAAATCCATAGCAGGGTTAATAATCTTTTCTTTAACTGGGTTAATAATCTTTTCTTCAAAACCTGATTTTATTTGATTACCTATATTGTTAAACCAATCACCAATACCGGAACCTTTGACAAGTGCACCCATTGGGTTAGGTAAAATTAAATGTTCATTATGACCCATAATTTGTCTTTGCATTTCTGGAGATGGTGCTTTATTCATCGTAATTTCTTCAGGAGATAATTGTAGAGTTGTTCCTTTATTCTTGATAAATGCTCTAGAAACCAAGTGATATGTATCAGGACTAACAATAACGTTAAAACCTGCTCCGTGTTTAACACGAACTTTATGACCATTTCTAAGTCTAGATTTTTGATGTTCTGAACCTGCTAATGTGATAACGTGCATTATAGTAATAATATATGATTAAACCTTTAAAGGATTAATTATTAGATGATGTATTAATAATTAATTATCATCGTAAAAAGTAAAAAAAAAATAATAAATGAATTTCCATGGAAATTAAACTCTTGCACCAGTTTGTAAGTCAATATTAATTTCTACACCATATTCAATAAATACCCACATATCGATAACTTGTTGAGAATAGTTAGTTCCTATAATTTGCACAGATTTTGGCACTGATTGTTCAACTGGCAACATACGTTCAACATTGACATAATAGTAGCAGTAAGATTGTAAGAAATCTTGATAACCGATAAGACCAGATGTTAGACCATCGGTTAAACCACCATTGACAGCATTTTGACCATATAGTTGATTGTTGAATTCTTCAAACGTATATCTTTGAGTATTATATATAGCATTTTGACCAGATATTTGAACGTTAAAATTACCTAAAGTTATCATTGGTGAAGTTGTTCCACAACCAGCAGTATCGAATGGTGATTGATATACTGGTGTTGGTTGATTATATGTATTTGCTCCGCCAAAATTTTGTGCTTGATTGAAGAATGGGATGATTAATACGCTCTTAATATTAGCGATCCCGTTCGTAATTAAATTATTAAATTGATTACCTGATTTAATTCCTTGGACTTGGTATTGATAAATATCGGTATATTTTATTTGTTTAATTGGATTAGAAAGATAAGCTTGTTCAAAAACTGGATTGAATGTATATGCAGGGACAAACAAGTATACTGATCTACTTAATTGACCGGCATTTTGTATAATTAATGGGGTTGTATTTTGAACATATCCAGTTGCATTACAATTGTTATCTAAAACATTCGAACCAACTGATACGTTATACCAATATACACCAGCTGTTGCAACGGGAATAACGGCACCTGCACCGTTATTGAGAGTCAGATTACCATTTATAAATTGACTACCAGTAAAGTGCGATGGTATTAATAATGGTTGAACCCCACCGACTGCGACTGTAGATGTATAACCTGTTATTACACTTGCAACATTTACACCACCTCCTCCAGCAAGTGCCATAGTTTTTGTCGCCGTCGCGTTATTTAAATTCATTGTCATTTTCATAAATACACCTTTTAGTAGCGGTATCATATTAAAAAATGAATGAATATGTTTTAAATATACAGTTGCAACTACAGATAATTGTTGAACGGCACATCCTCCATTTAACCCGGTTCCATTAACTTGATTTGATATATAAGATTTCCATATTTGTGCACAACTTGCAGCGGTTAAACAAGAAACGCCATAAGTTGCTGTGCTATTACCTTGGACATCTGGATTATAATTAATCCAAGAAGTTCTAATAGTTGCTCCAATATTACCACCATTTACACCGGCAGTATTTTCAAATGCAACCGGTGCTGCTGGAACTCCGGCGGCCGCCAAAGGTAATATGAGTTGATTTCCGTTTTGAGATACACAAGAAGATATTTGTTCTTTATAAATACCTAAATCATTATTACAAGTATATTGTCCATTAATAGTACCACAACCAAGTGGTCTATTCACAGCTACGTTTTGGTTTAGATAATATGACCACGAATTTGATGTATCTGGATAAAACCCAATTGTAGATCCCTGTGTTATAATATCTGAATAAGATAAAGTTGTGAGTAATTTAAACGTATTCCACATATTACAGAAAGGAGTTTGTTGACAAATTGTGGTGCCATTGTAGTCTAGTGTAAATGAATGTATGATTTGTCCGAACCAATTTTTCAAACCAATACAATAATCTCCTGTCCCAATTGCATTTACATTGGTCCCTATATTATATACAGGGAGATTTTGTGGTCTAACTAAACAAGTGGCATCTTGTGGAGAAACTGCACTAATAACAAGTGGAATTGATAAATATGCTTCTCTATATGACATATACTTATTACTATTACTTAATTGCGACGTATCGATGATACTTTGATTGTTTTGGTAAGATTGGTTTTGGTTGTCAAGGATGTTAATCCAGTCCTTTCGGATGAATACATTAGGGGACCCCTCAACCTCTTGACTTAAATCGAATACTAGTTTATCGCACATATATAAGTAATATTATAGATAATTTCTTAAACTGTTTTTAAAAAGACATAACAATATTCTTCTTTTTAGCTTTTTTAGGTTTATCGAGGGATAGTTTAGATAGTTTTGAGGCGATTTTATCTGCTAAACCAGTCCCACTTTTAAGAGCTGGTATAACTTGTGGTCTTGATAACTTATTAGTATAAGGGTCTCTACCCGTTATGTTCATATAATCTTCAAGTGATTGATATGATGATTGACCACCTATCCCACCATCTAATAAAAATGTAGGTGCACCTCTGCCGTGTATTCTTGGATTAACAGATGCTCTATTAAGTGCTCTTAGTTTTGCACTTGAATGTGGTAAAAAAATGTGATGTGTAGACATAATATATTAATTATATCTTTATATCTTTATTCGTCTTTTTTCTCCTTCTCTCTAATTAGTAAGTTCTTATAATGTAGTAAAGATTTTATTAAATTTTCTAGTGATTTTACTTTAGTTTCTTTGATTTTCTCAATATCTTTTGACGTTTTTATATCACTGAATATCTTTTCTCTATCTGAGTTAATCTCATCTAGTAAGTTATTAATCTTTTGTTCATTTATTTTATAATCCTGTTGCATTACTATATTACTATATATAATGATAATCTTATATAGTTTTACTAGTAATTTAATTTAATTATTATTTTGTCGAAATTGATAAAAATAATATTATTAATTTTTATAAATCCCATGAAAGTAGAGTATTATAAGTATTTTATAAAATAACGATAAGTAAAAATATAGTATTTCGACAAATATGTGAGTTTTACTTACTTCCGAGGAATGCTTCATCTTTGTCTCTAATAGCAAGGAGAATAGTCATTTGAGGGTCTCTAATTACTAGGGGTTGTAGATTAGTTCCATAGAATGATAAAGTCAATTGATTATATGTTCCATCTATTAGTTTATTCCACATAAAATTTGGAGGTCTATCGTTAATAATTTCTCCTATTGCGACTGATGGAGTAAGAGAATAGATAATACCAGATGGTTGAGAATATGGATTATTTATATTTGATAAATTGATTAATAGATTACTATTTGGTTGAACTTGTGGAGCAACGTTAGATAAATACGATATAGTTCCAGTTGATGTCTTTGTTGCATAATTAGTTGAAGCAGTTGGCGCTGGTGGAGTATATCCATTATTAAAATTATTATTGGATGTAAAATTGACAGGATATCCCACAATTGATGAAAAATTAGGAGGAAAAACGACAATAGGATTTAATGGCGTTGTAGGTGGGACTGGAGCATTTGGGTCAGTCGGATAAGGATATGGTGTTCCATCTGCTGTTGCCTGTGCACCTGTTTTCATTAGATAAGTATTCAATTGAACGGCATATCTAGTAGGATTAATATATAAATCAAAAGGATAATAATTATATGTTGAATCTGAATAATATGTTCCATTCGCTATCATCGCGAACTGGCAATAATTATTAATATCTGTTATCTCGTATAACCCATCAGGTATAGTAATTGTATATACAGTTTCAGCATCGCCGAAAGTATATGTAATTTTATTATTATTTAGCGCTTGTGTTATGTTAAACCAAGAATAATACATAGTTATGCTAGAAACTGCTACATATTTATTTGTCAAATTCACAGAGTTAGGGAATCTATAAATTAATTTATTATTTTGACCATCTTGAACTAGATTGTTTTGATTGAGAACTAATACAAACATTATATAGTATATTATTATAGTTAATTGTTTAAATATATAAGTATTATTATTATTATAATATGGCACAATATCCTAAACCAAGCGGAAGCTCAGGAACATTCAATAATGGGAACTTTAATAATAATCAGTCAGGTGGTTTAACGATTACTGAGGGGTTGAAATATTTTGTTTCTTATCCCAAAACTCAAACACCATCAACTATAACTGCTAATAACTTTACTACAACTGGTAATTTAGATGTTGCGGGTGATTCACAGTTTGGCGGTGATGTAAATTTTTTAGGAGGAGTCAGTATAACAGGTGGTATAATATTTAAGGATGATGTAGAAGTTCAGGGAACGACAACTTTAGACGATACTTTATTATGTTTGAATGATGCAACGATAGATGGAGAATTGACCATAACTAATAACGTAATTTTAGAACCGAGTGCTTTAACGCCAACAGTTGCACCTTATTTAGAGTTAACCAATGGAGTTGCTAATGAATATTGTCAATTATATTTAGACCCCCAGGTTGGATATGATATGACTTTATATACTAATCAAACAAGTGGAGGAGGTTAAACTATTAGAGGTGCAAATGGTGCTAGTTTTACTATGAATCCAGATAGTGTTCAAGGTGGTTATGGATGTAAATTTATTAACCCAGTAGATATGAACGGTTATCAATTAAGCGGTTTAACCAATGTTTATGCAGATGGGTCAGTAATGACATTTATTGATAGCGCTAGTAGTCCTATGCTTCAATTAACTAATGGAGGTCATACTAGTTATGAAAATATTAATATGAATAATAATACTATTTACGGTGCTTCTTCTATTTCATCACCAATATTTTACGTGAGTACTTATGGTAAAATCGACCAATCTGGAACAAATAATGGTATAGTTGTCGCTAATAATGCTCCTTATGTGAATGGTGCGCAGGCGACTATAGCATTTAATCTTAACGGTCCTACGGGTATCACGACCCCATTTAAGATATATAATGATGGTCTAAATTCAATTGTTAATTTGAATATGAATAACGCTAATATTAACGGTATCAATACGCTTACAGGATACGCTGGTGGTAATATTACATTAGGTTCTTACATTAATATGAACAGTAATAATATCCTTAATTGTGGTGCAGGATCAACTGCTTATACACAAGCAACAGCTGATAGTGATTCTAGTATTGCTACGACTGCATTTGTGCATAATGTTGTCAATGCAATTCCTACTGTTCAATTTACTACAACAAATCCAGCAGGTCAAGTTTCTGTCGGAAACTTAAACCAAAGTGCTACTAGTTTAACTACAGTTAAAAATGGAGTTAATACGTCAATAGTATATAATAGCGGTAATCTATCTTTTAATAGCACCGCTACGGCGTCATTATTAGGTTCATATATAAATTTCCCTGCCAATACGTTATATCCATCTAGTATAGGGACTCCAACAATAACTAGTAATACATCTTATATAATAATCACTAGTGCTTCTGGGACTGGTATGACTTATCCAGTTTCAATTGCATCAATTACACCAACGGGGTTCCTTTTTACTGCATCTAATATCATTCAAGCAACGTATTCTTTATATTTAAACTTCACTCTTAACTATTAATAAACTATATAAAACGTGATAGAGTTAATATATTATACAATGTCTTTCATTCCATCAGATAGAACCTTACAATTAAGTGATAGTGCTGGTAATATTGCTCATATTGGCGTATTAGCATCCAACACAACTACAACACCTTTATTGAGTGATTTTCCTACAACATCGACTGGTACTTCATTGGGTCATTATCATTATACAGAAGCAGGAACTAACGCCCTTAAATTCTTAAATGTTGCAGGAAGTGGGACAGGTGGTCATAAATTTTATACAGCAAATTCTACAACTGCTCCAGTTAATACTGCTACTATCGGATTAGATGGTTTAACATTAGATTATAGTCAAGCAGGTGGAGCAACTTTAGTAAATTTACCATCTATAATATCTGGTCAAGTTGGACAAGTTGTTTTTAATTATCCACCTGGTCTAGATACGTTTGGTATACAATTCGGTGTATATAATAACCCCGTTCAAGTATTATTTAATTCTGGTCCATTTGTTGTTGGAACAACTTATTATGCACAAGCAAGTAATGCTCAAACGTTAATTATTAGAGCAACACCAAACCCATCTGACCCTGTGTTAGATTGTTCATCGTTTACTTTTGGTCAAGTCCCATTTGCTTATGTATCGGGTTCTTCTCCTACAGTTTCACAAATAATTAATATGTATGATACTCTATCTATTACAACTGATAATGATAATAGTGAATTAAGTGCTACTGAATTAACATTAACTACGCAAACTAATCAATCAATATTATCAGCGACTTCTTTAACCTTTAATAATGTAAACGTCAAAATGAATCAAGTTCAACCAACTTTAATATATTCTTCTCCATTAATTTACGCAGACGGGCATGAACCTGCGACTAGTTTAACAATACGCAATAATTATGGATATAGCGGATGGTATTATAAAAACGCTCCTCCCAATACATCCCCTACGAATAAGATTAACTGGTATTTTCCACCTAAAAATGCTACAAATACATTAGTTTCAGACTTAAAAGGTGTTAGTATAAGTTTCTTTAATGGTAATACTACTAGTAATGATGATACATTATACATCACGATATATACACGTGTTACAGGTTCTAATGATTATGCGCCGGGATTTTTTCATAGTGCTTATACTTATGTATTTGACCAAGCAATAACACCAACTATTAATACTAATTATCAAGGTGTTTGTATTATTAATAAATCTTTTGTGCCTTATAACTATGAAACTCAAATTCAATATGAACCATCTACAGTAAGCAATCCTAAAGGAAATTATCAACCAACAGATAATATTTTAGCAGTTGTCATTGGGACTAATAGCGCATCTGCAACAAATGCCGTTGAATTGGTTGTTAATAAATTAAATCTACATTATGCTGACTTTACCCAATCTTATTTATTAATACCACCTTAATTAAGGGGTTTAAAGGGGACAATCGTTATTATATTATAATGGCGACCTGTAGAACAAGAGACGTTGTATTTACATCTTACTTAGGTGGAGATTATTCACAAACAAATGATTCATTCTTGGGGTGTAATCTGGCAAATACGCCAATAATTAACACCTATCCAAGCGCACCAACCGCATCAAAGGGAACCTATATCTTTAGTGATAGTGGGTCAACAAAAATTTTAACGGCGGGTGGTAGTAATGATAAAGCATATGTAAGTTTAGATGTTTGTTCAAGTGTTAGTGCTCCTTATAGTGTTTTATTTGCTAATAAAAGCGGTTTAACTTCTAAGGCGCTAACTGCTTCTGATGGTTCTCACGTAAGTCAATTATCAACAACTGGGTTATTTTTTGATGGTAGGAATTATATACCTATTATTGATACTAACTCAACAAATATCGGGACTATCTTAAATACAGATTTACCAACAATTAGAAGTAGATTAGATGTAGATGAAGCGTTGCTTGCTCAACATACTTCACAAATTGCTGGTTTATCTGCTGTGGATGTATCTGAATTAGCAAGATTAACGGACTTAGAAGCAGTGGATGTATTGCTTAAAGCAAGAATCAAAACAATAGAAGATAAACAACCTAATATTATTAGTATTCCTATTCATCACGTACCTTCAGTTTATGCTGATTCTAGTGGAAGAGCTGATTATATCCCTGCTTCGGTTAGTGCAATTACCCCATATAGTGGATTTTATTACAGAAATTTATTAAACCAAAAGGTTAACTGGTATATTCAACCTGATGTAGGACTGACGGTTGGGGATATTAAAGGTCTAATGTTAAATTTTTATAACGTTAGTGCGACTTCTGGACTTGGTTGTCCTTTTGTTGCCTGTTATACTAAAACTGACACTTTAACTCCAAACGCTTCAAGTTGGTATAAGTCAAGAAAAACGTTCTCATATGATTATACCGCATCAGCAACTGTTAATACTAGTTATGCTCTTTTGGCGGACTTAAAAAGTTTAACATACGACCCACTGGCATACGGTCATACTAAAGTAAGCGCTACAACTATCCCTGGCAATGATAAGGGACCTTTTGCAGATAGTGAACAAATCCTATTCTTTTCTATTGGGACTAGTTCTAACTCTGCTGAAGGGTTGTTTGAGTTTATTGCATCCAAGTTTACCGTATTAACTGCTAAAGCATCTACTGAATTTAATTTTATTCAGATTTAGGTTAGTTATCGTAGTTATTTAACGTTATAATTATATCATAAGATATATTTATGACAATAGAGTTATCGGAAATGTTTTGGACCTTTTTTATCACATCTATAGCAGGATTTATCCTTGCATTAGGTAAAATGTGCTATAAATCAAAATGCACACAAATAGACCTTTGTTGTATAAAAATAACAAGGAACATTGACGCTGAAGTGAAAGAAGATATAGAACTAGGTAATGTTTCTAATGATGAAAATCAATCTAAGAAATAGAATATATATACATCTATAGAAATGTTATCAGAAGTAAATTCACACGAAAGAGATAAAAATATAGTTTTCATTCCTTCTTCTCATAGGTATATAATAAATAATGAAGAAGGTTATACGAGTGCTACTACTTGGGTTCATAGTAATTTCGAACCGTTTGACAATGACTCAGTGATTGATAAGATGATGAAAGGTTCAGGATGGGTAAAATCTCCATATTTTGGGATGTCTAAGGACGATATTAAGCAAAAATGGGCGGAAAATGGTAAGGAATCTAGTGGACTGGGAACTGACCTACATTATCATATAGAAAAGTTTATGAACCTTCCTACTGGTAAAACTAGACCAACTCACAAAGATTTATTAGAAGCATATGAAAAAAATCCATTTGTTGAGTTTGAGCAAAACCAAGCAATGGCAACGCCACGCATAAGCGAGTCATTGACACGGTTATCCGTAGAATGGGGATATTTTCTTGATTTTGT